ATTCCAGTACTCATAGGGGAAGATCTGTTTCGCCTGGTCTTTGCCAAGCTTCACCTTGTAGCAGTCATTATCAACGTCCTTTACCGTAAACCGGTTATACAGGGGAGCCAGATATTCGTCATTAAGGATTGTCTTCCGGTCGGCTTCCGTCAGTTTCTGCCCCTGGAGGATCTTCATCCGCAGATTCCAGAGATGTTTCTGTTCTTCCGTCTGGTTTTCGCTTTCCTTGTCAGACTGCGTATCAGTATAATCGCTGCTGGTTTCAAGCTGTTCTTTTCCTATGGACGCTGAAGATACAAGGCTTGCAAGCGTATCCTTACTGTTACCTGAAGAATGCCACGGAATCACGAAATCGATGTCCTTATTCGCCAGCGCCAGTCTGATATGAGTATCATTCATACCGACAAGGATCATCTGTACATTATCATACTTGTCCTTCAGCTCTTTCGCGGTTTCGTAATTCATACCGGTCACATCGGAGAAATCCAGCACCTGGTTCCCGTTTTCATCCGTATGCCAGCCCTGTCCTTTGCCCATGATGGACAGATTGATATCACCGCCCATACTGGCCAGCAGATCAACCGCTTCAGCAACCTTGGTGTACATCTGCACCTTGGAGCCTACAGCCTGCAACTCCAGGAAGGCCATCATATAATCGAGGCCCCATTCCGGACGGAAGTCCGAAGTACTCTGCAAGCGCTGTCCGCCGATCAGGTTCTGCTGTTTTGCCCGCTTAACCGCGTTTTTGATTCCGTCAGCAGCCTTCGTATATGTCTGCGTCAGGAACGGATTCATGATTTCGGTTTTCCGGTCTGTTCCGAAAATAATATCGCCGATGCTCTCTCCGGAATACGGCATGATCGCTTTGCCCATACCGGCACCGCGAGTGTTGCGATACTGCCAGTTTTTGGTGTACTTGGCGAATTCACCGGTCTGACGAAGGTCAAACAGTACGCTGTCCGGTGTCAGTTCAAAGCTGGGATCAATGACATAATTTCCGTCTTTGTCAAGGACATTGTACTTCGTCTTTCCCTTCTGCTGCTGGAGGCAAAGCGCCTGCGTTACCCAATTGTACGCTTCAACCTCGCCAAGTTCCTTCTGGAGAATATCAAGGTTTTTGATGGCTTCATCATGCTTCGTCTGTGCCTTCGCTTTTTCTTCCGCTGTGGCGGTCTCGCTGTTCAGAACAGTCAAAGCGTTTGCACGGTTCTTTTCCTGCGTCTTCATCCGGTTAACAAGGCTTGTCTTCGCATCATCGATCTTATCCTTGCTTCCGTACTTATCCAGCGCAGCTTTGATATACCTGTTTGCTTCCTCTGCGGTTTTCTCCATATTAATGGAGCCGTCTTCATTCTGTATGACAAACCGCTTCTGATACTGGCTCATCTGGTTCAGCAGGCTGGGCACACCCATCCACCGGCTGAACACATAGCACACAGGACATGGCACCGTAAGATTGGCATTCGCCGTCTCGTTGTAAACCTTCAGTACTTCTTCCCGGGTCAGTCCGCGCCCTTTCTCCAGCATCACACGGCTCATTACATTGATGATTTCCTGTGTCTTCGCGCAGACCGTACCAAAGTCAACGGTTGTACTGTACTGCGGATCGCTGTTGCTCTTCAGCGCGGAGAACATCGTGCTGGACGCAATCTCCCACACAAGGTTGGAATCCTTGTACTGGGCAACCATGTTCATCAGATCCGCGAACATCTGCTTCTGGGCCTGCGCGGTTTCAGCGGAAATAGTCGGGGCAAACTTGACATCGCCCTTCTTTGTTTTGGAACCGTCTCTTGCCAGGTCAATCAGAAGACCAACAGGCGTATTGTTCATCATGTCGGCGGTTACTCTGTTGTTCACGCCGTCAATCAGGTTTCCGTTCTGGTCACGAAGCTCCAGCGTATTTTCGTTAAAATTCAATCCGGCAGACTGCGCAAACTGTGAAATGCTGAACTGTCCACCTTCAGGATGTACGCTTGTCTTTGCCGCTTCATTGATCGCCTTTTGCAGATTGCGTTCCGCTCTACGGAGATTTTCAGCAGTTCTCCGCTCTTCGCCGGTCATGTTGCTGAAATAGTTCTTCAGCGCCTGGTTGATATTGTGCAGTGTGTTCCGCATTCTGCCGCCAAGACCGTTATCCATGAACCGCTGTACAACATCTTTTTCAGCAAGATTCATCCGGGCAAAGTCAGCAACAATCTCTTCGTCAGCGATCTCAATCATCCTGTTCAGATCGTCACCTGTGAAGTTAGGATCTCCGGCGGCTGCACGATCTGCAATCATCGTATCGATAGCAGCACGGTAATCGCTGTTGCTCTCATACAGGGAAAGCGCATCCTTTGTGTTCTGGGCACCATAAAGCGAACCCATGACCACATTCCGATAAGCATTATACGAATTCGTATTCCGGATACTGTGAATGATTTCATGCAGAGAAGCTTCCACCATCGCCTGTCCGACCGTCATCTTACCGGATTTGATCAGGTTTTGATTCAGGTAAATCACACCGTTTTCATACTTACCACGGGTAATCCTTGTGGAATCCACAGGACCGAGATCAGCAAACTGTATCGGGATCCCCAGCTTCCGCTCAAACGCATACAGGGCAAGGGCGCCTTCCGTATTGGATACCGGCTGCTTCAGATCCGTAATCTTTACCCTTACCTTATCGAGCTGGTTCTGGAGCCGTTCGCGGCGCTCTTCGCGCTCTTCGCCCTGAAGGTTTTCGTTATCCAGAAGCTGTTCGATCAGCTGGCTTCTCCGGTCTTCGTCAGCCTTCCCGGTCCGCTCGTCTGTCTGCTCATTAATGGAATCATTCAGACTCTTCAATGTCTCAACACTGACGGCACTGCGGTCAGCAACATATACATAGCCTGTCTCACCGGTTTCTGGATCACCGAATGTTTCTTTATGGAATCCAGCTTCAGTAAGCGCCTGTTCCATGCCGGCATCTACATTTCCATAATAACTCACTTTGTTATCATGATAAACGAAATGTGCCCGCTGTCTCGCTTCCATTTCTTCATCAGTCGCGAACAGATCCGTACTGCTTTCAACCGGATCCGGCGTGATAATACCATTATCAATCAATGCCTGTTTGTACTGCTTCTCTTCATTAACAGCTTTTTCTTCCTCTGCCCTTTGCTGGTCTTCCTGGGCAACACGTTCTTCAGCGATCTGCCTTGCAGTGTTTGTGGCTTCCTCGGCAGACTGCTGTGCTTTCGCTTCAGCTTCTTCCTGCTTCGCCTTTTCGTTTTCAAGATGCTGTTCGTACTGACGCTGTGATTCGTCCTTCTGCCCAAGCTCAGTAGTTGCCTGATCAAGCTGCTTCCGGTTCTCATCCGTAGGATTATCGGAGAATTCTTTGCTGGCAGTGGTCACATTGTCGCTGGCAGCCTGAACCTCGTTCTCCCTGGATTCCAGCTCTTCCTGTGCCTGGGCTGTATTCTCAGCCGCCTTATCAGCCGCTTCCTGGTCCTTCTGTGCCTGATCAAAATGTCCTTCTGTGGCCAGCTCGGTCATCACCTTGGTCTTCCGGAATTCAGTAATGGCGTTTCCGATATTCTGCTGTACTTTGTCATTGACAACATCACGGCTTGCCGCCATGAAGAGCATCTTCGCCTTTTCCTGCGGGGAAGCGTTCTTGAATTCGTCACTCTGGACAACCCTGGTGCATTCACCGTTGCCAATGGCGGCAAACTGGAAGCCAACCTTGACAAGATTCTGTGATACACCGCCTTCGGCAGCGCCCTGTATTGTTTCCTGAACCGTGGTAAGAGCATCCTTGCCAAGCACCTTGCTCATGTTCGCCGCAGCCGCATTGGCCCGGTCACTCCTGTAGGTTGTGCCTTCTGCCGCTTCACCGTTTCCGGCCTCAAGCACCGCAGCCAGCGCGGAACTCTGCACGGAAGCATCGCCGCCCTTGGATTCCTCCAGCGCGATTATGTCCGCCGCAGCCGCCTTCTGTTCGGGTGTCGCTTCCTTGGCTTCCTGATTCCTTCTCGCTTCAGCCTGACGAGTCTGCTCGTTCGCGGCTTCCATTCCGCGCTTCAGGTCAGTTTCATTCCTTCTCCGGTCTCTCGCCTGCTTGCTCTGCTCCTCACCGATCTTGGTGGCTTCCTCAAGCGCCTGGTTACGTTCGGTACCGGTCTGCTGTTCGGCTCCGTTGCCGTACTGTTCGTTGACAGCCTGCTCTCCTGCGATGGCTTCATCAACAGCCATGGCGGTTTCGGCGTTCGCCAGCGTTCCGGCCTTGTTCGCCTTCCAGTCGGCTCTCATCATGTCCAGCATGGATCCGTTGCCGCCAATCTTTTGATCGCTCTTGGTTGCTGAACGGTAATAATTGACGGTGTTGATAGCCGCTTTCCCGGTCTTGATGAACACATCAGATCCGGCAGACAGGTATGATACCAGAGCAGTATGCATAATCCCTTTGAGTTCCTGCTCATATGCAGCCGCTTCAGCTTCTTCTTCCGTATACCCATTCGCAACGAATTCCTTTATCATTGCGTCATGCTGGGATTTATCCCGCATAACCCAGCGGTCAGCAGCGTTTTCAATCAAGTCGTTTGTCGATTCACCGAGCATTTCCTCAAGGCCGCTTCTTGTAAGCCAGTCTTTGAAGAACGACTTGAGTGAATCGCCTGTCAACCCTTCAGCGGTTCCAAGCGCTTCCTTGATATTGGAAAATGTAATTGCTTCAGTCGCTGTTTCTGCAAGGAATGTAGCACCGGCAATCAGCCATGCCTGGTCTGTTGAAGCTCCACGCTGAACCGCTTCAGCAGCAGCGTTCAAAGCGGCAGTAGCGCCCATAGGAGCGGCACCGGCAAACTCACTCAGCATTCCGCTTCCGGGAATCAGCCAGCCAAACGCAAGAGAATTCATCAGGCTGTCGCCACGGTTGGAATAAATTTCATATCCCAGGCTGGCAAGCTTTTTCATGATGGGATTATCTTTATATGTTTGGTTAATGCTTTCAAATGTAGCCGCCCTTGTACTTTCTTTAAATATACTGAGTCTTCTGGCAGAGGTGTTCGCATTGATTCTTCCGCCAAAGACTGCCTTGTCCAGAAGGTACAGTGCACTCGCAATAGACTCAAGTGGCGTAACCATTGTGCCGCCTACATTCGCCAAAGCGCCGCCAGCAAATCCACTGTTTACAAGATTCTCACCATACTGTGCAGACCGTTCATTCTCGCGAAGCACCCATACGCCGAATCCGGATTCATCGTCTTCCATGAAGTGCTGATAATCACCGGCATCCTTAAACACTTCACGCAGTGCCGCCTCGGCAACGCCTTGGTTCTGTCCGATCTGCCCGATTGCTTTGTCAAGGTCTTCACCCATCTCCAGCACTTTTTTACCAAGCAGATAATAATAGGTATCCTCGTCTTCCTGTTTAACGATATCATAATCGTCACGATACCGATCCTGCTCACGGAGCGTATAGAAATAGTCAGCATTCGGGAACAGATTGGCCCAGTAATGCATCTGCCCTTCATACTTCTTTTCAAACGCTTTCCCGGCTTCAATCGCTTTGTTCAGCTCTTCCGGGTTCGTGTCCGTCAGGATCGCGGAGTACTCAAACGCTTTCCGCTCATTCTGAAGATCCTCAAGCGTGTACTGCATGTTCCTTTTGATCGCATCCGGAACTTGCATGCCATTGGATTCAAGATATTCCTGAGCCATGTGGATATAATCAATCCGCTTATCGATATCACTGATTGATTCCTGGATCTTTTTGCTTTTTTCTTCAGTTGTATATTCTTTCCCAAAGGTTTCGGAAAGCCGGTCGAAATACTCAAGTTTTGTTTCCGGAGAATTTGGAAGCGGCGGTTCGTCATAGAACTGGCTGAGATACTCAAGATAAACATATGCCTGATCAATGCCGCTCTTATCCGCTCCGTACCATCCAAGCGCAACACTCACGGCCCCCAGGGAAAGCCTGTCTTTGAGCAGCTGCATGTTTTGCTGGTCAACACTGTCTTTATTTTCTTTCAGGTATTCCTCTTCATATTGAATCTGTGCGCTGAGATTCTTGTATTCCTGTACTTCCGCTTTACCTTCGTCACCCATGCTGTCCATCATTGCATGAGCGTTTCTGATTTTAATGGCTTCCGCTGTTTCCTCTTTGACAATCCTTTCAGCTTCAGCAATATTTTCCTGATCATTGCCATAATCGATGATTTCGTCCATCGTCAGATTTCTGGCACGATCAAACATATTGGTAATTTCATACTGATTGGTCTGCTCATTGAAAGCAATGGTAACATTAATATCACCGACATAAAACGACTTCGTAGGCTCAAACTCTTTCTGGAGATAGCTTACATCGCCCCATTTTGTTTCAAGAGTCGCATATCGTTCTTTGTCAGCCGTCAGTTGTTCGCTGGTAGCGTTGTACTTGCCAACATCATACATGGTCTCCAAAGCCGTATTGAAATAGTTGGCTTTCACCTTTTCCCCGGCATCAATGGCCATGCTCTTGGACGTTTCGTAATTCTGAAGCGCCGTCTGGAACATCTGCTTCGACTTGCTCCAGAAAGAGGAACCGGCATTCTTCCACGTTTCCTGTTCGCCTTCCGTCAGATTGCCGCCGATCAGATCGCCGACCGCGCCAATCTTCTTGTCATTGGCCTTCACAGTCGCAATGGTGGAATCAGAGAAATCAAAATCAGAACCGGCACCCTGTACATTTGTTTTCGCAGCCGAAGCCGCCGATCCGGAGAAATTGACATCCGTTCCGGTTTCGTTAACACCAGCAGGCTGAAGATCAGTAGGAGTCTTGACATTGGTAGGAATCTCCATGCCGCCCTTCTGCTCTTCACTCTGATCAATGATATCCTGTGCAGGCTTGATCGTTTCCGTAATGGACTTATCCGGCTGCTCTCCCTGCTTCGGACCGGCTGTCGGAACCGCTGGATTTGTAGAAATGTCAAAGATATGCTTCGATTCGTCAATGGTGCTGGTCTTCCTGCTCTCTCCGGCACACAAATCCTGATATTTCTTCAGAGCATCAGCATACTTATAATTCAGGGCGCGAGTGGTTTCCAGAAGATCGCCTGTTCCTGCTTTATCTTCCTTGCCAATGGTTTTATCAAGCTTGTTCAGAACGCTGATATCGACTTTCTGGCGGTTTTTCCCTGTTCCGATCCATATATATCCCTTTGTCAGCGCCTTATCAAGTTCTTTCTTCGCTTCATCAGCAGACAGGTCCTTTGTCTTTTCGATCATCCAGTTATCAAGAGCAGAGATAGCATCCTCGGCGGATACCGTAAACTCTTCAGCCGCGACAATCCGTCTTGCGATCTTCGCTTCCGTTTCGTCTGTGCTCCAGACATTCTGGGCAATATCCGCAACTTCTTCCTTGGTAAAGCTTGGTTTCCCATAATACAGACAGGCATCCTTCATCGTGCTTCCGAAAGAATAGGGAGCAAACTTCTCACTCTTCGGATTCATCCTGTCCACAGTATCCTGGTTATATTCCCATACCTTCCCTGTCCCCAGGGCGCTGTTGGCCATGTCGGCATAGCTGTCACCTGTACCGCCGCCATTCCTCGCCGCCCAGAGAACACCGTACATCGCGTCCTTGGAATAACCAACAGCACGGTTCAACTCCATGGGTGTACCCTGGTTCTTTGTATCATCCATCTTCTGAAGCGTCTTGTATTTGCTCCAGTCAATCTGATCGATGATTTCATCATCAGAATAATTATGTGGATCATTAGCAAAGAAGGACAGTTCTTCTTGAAGCGCCGCCCATTCCTGTTCCGCTTTCTTCGTGCTGTCTTCAGCCATCCAAAGCTGGTTATACTGGTACGCCGCCTGTTCTTCCTTGCTGGACTTTTTCTTGTTGCTCATCGTGGAAGACAGACCATTCGTGTTTGCCGTTTCCACATAATATTGTTTCAGCCAGCTGTTCTGATTGAACCAGTCATCGTTGATGGTATCAACGTTCATGCCAAGATCGCGGAGAACACCGATGGCCTTATTTGTCGGCTGTGCATAAGGATCGTAAAACCTGGAATCCTTCCTGGTCCGGAGCTGGCCGAATGTACTCATAATCTCTTCGGCCTTGCTCTTGTCAAACCTTCCAAGATTGTAGATCTGCCCAAGCACATCCCTGGTGGTTTCCGGTGCCTTGTATGCAGGGACAGGATTTGACACGTTCTGCTGATAAGCGGTTTTCCCGCCTGTTGCTTTATGATAAGGATCATAGTCAGTCTGGACAACAGGAGTTTTAAGGTCTGCCCTGAAAGTTACCTGTGCGTTAGAAACGCCTTTAATTGTTTTCATATTGAAAACCCCCGTCAGAATTATTTACCTTTTTTCAGTACGTTCTTGGCAGTATTAATTGCGTTTTTCTTCGCCTGTCCTCTTTCATAATCAGCCTTCGCTTTTTCTGCATAAGTAGGCAAATTGCTGCTCGTATTACTGCTGGAAGTTGACTTCCCTGTAATGTCCGAAGGCGTAACAGCATTTATCACGCCCATATTAATGTTGTATTTCTTTGCAATATCGAGTCCATCAATTACTTCTTCTTCAAGTTCTGATGTCGGTTTCTCCGTTCCCGGATTACTTGTCCCCGGGTTGCTGTAGCTTCTCCCGCCGCCACTACTGTATCCACCACTGCTATATCCGCTCGTTATTGCAGAAGCGTCCGCTTTCATGGCATTTGCATCAGCTCTGCTGATACCAGCTTGTGCCAGCAGTTCATCACTCGGATTCCCGCCAGCCTGAATAATCGACATAAGATAGTTATAGGCCATTTTCTGGGCATCACTCTTCTGCGTATACCCGAATTCCTCTTTCCACTGTTCCTGCTGCACCGCAAACTGCTCCTTCTGGAAGGCCAGCTGTGCTTCAGTGTTCTGCTGTGCAAGCTCGGCCTGCCGCTCCTGGTACTCTCTCTGCCATTCGTTCTGCGTCTTTGTCTCCGCGAACTGTTCCTGCTGAAGACCGAAGGTCTTATTGAACTGCTCCTGCTCTGCCTGACGGTTGAGAGCGTTCTGCTCTGCCTGGTAATCCTGCTGGGCAAGGCGCTCCGCAGTATTGTATTCCCTGCTCAATGCGTTCTCATAAGTCTGATAAGCCTGCTGCGCTTCACGCTCACTGGTTGTGAAAGCACGGCTCAAGGCATTCTCGGCAGACTGATATTCCTGCTGTCCGAGCCGTTCCGCTGTGTTGTACGCCTGTGTCGCTTCACGCTCACTTGTAGTGAACTGACGGTTCAGCGCATTCTCACCGCTCTGGTACGCCTGCTGGGCTTCTCTCTCGCCCGTGTTGTACAGCTGTGTCGCTTCGCGCTCACTGGTGGTAAACGCACGGTTCAGTGCGTTCTCTTCCTTGTTGTAAGCAAGGTTCGCCTCAAACTGGCTCTGGTTCTGGGCAAGCTGGCGTTCCTGATAATCTCTCTGCCATTCCTTGTCCTGCTCCTGGCTCAGGCGATCCTCATAGGCCGCGATCAGCTCACTGTCATTGTCGGACAGCGCCTTGTTCTTCTCGTTCAGCAGATTCCCCCGGACTTCAGCGCCGTAGGAGGACCGCTGCATACCGCGCTTCAGAAGAGCGTTGTCCTGCTGGGAAATCGCCTTGTCATAGTTCTTCCCGATCTGCTCTGCTTTCTTTCCGTATGAGTTGCTCAGAGAATCCCACAGGCGATCCTCCGTAGTCATCTCATCAACGCTTTTCCTGGTCTTCGCAATAGTTGCCATACCGATCACTCCTTATTCTTCAGTGCATGTAGCACCCGGGTATTTTGTCAAAAGGGCATCAGCCTGTGTCTTGTCCAGTCCGTGAATGCACACGGCATACTTCTTTTCTATCGGTTTGGAAGAGACATTCTGAACCGCCTTATCCAGCGCATCCCATGTCATCGGTCCTGCAACGCCGTCCACCGTCAGCTTATGGTCTTCCTGGAATTCCTTCACGGCGGCTTCCGTGGCTCTACCAAAGTCACCGTCAATCCCGTAGGAACCAAGGTTATATCCGAGCTTATACAGCTTACTCTGAAGCTCCCGGACATCATCGCCCTTCATGCCCCGCCGGACCGTGGGATGCCAGCCCGTCTTTTCCGGGAAGCCCTGATTCACGTTCCCTCCGTAGTCAACACCCTTCAGCTCTCCCCACCATGTCCATTTCTTATTGTCCGCTTTGCTCTTGATCACGCCGGCCTTCGTTCCCTGGGCCTCGATCACGTCATTCCCGCCGATGTACAGCCCGACATGCCCACGGTCATTCTCCGTTCCGGTAAACAGCGCGGTCCCGGGTTTCAGTGTCACTCCGTCCGTCCGCTTCCCATTGGAGAATGTGCCCTTGGAAGTGCAATAGGATTTGTACATAGTATTGCTTCCGTGGTACATGTAGCCGCCAAGCTGCTTGAATGCCCATGCGAACAAACCGGAACAATCGGCAACGTAATGATTGATCCATTGCCTTCCGTACTCGATGGTCATCTTGTTCGTGGACTTCGCCTGTTTCTCTGCCGTCCACTTTTCACCGGCGGTGTTCAGGATGTACCCCCACTTGTTGTCCAGCGCATGCTGGAACTTCTCGATTAAAGCCTGCGGACTGATGCCCATATTTTCCTCCTTATAAAAAACACACCCCGATTTTGTCAGGGTGTGCTTTGCTTTACCTGTGATCAGTACCGGCGGTAACTGCCTTCGGGGGCATCATACCCGCCGTCACGGCTGACATACCGTCCGGTCATGCGGCTGCGGCCACGGGCGTAGGAACCGCCATCATAGCCGTACTCGCTGTTTCCCGTCATAGCTTCATAGGTCTTCAGTGATTTCAGCGCATGAGCCATCTTGTCGATATGCTCCAGGTCCTGTCCGCTCAGTTGTGTTCCTTTGGAATACTTTTCCTCCAGGACATCCATTTCCCGATGAATCGCTTCACAGATTCCTTCAAACATCTCAACGCCTCCTTACGCGACTGCGGGAGTCGTGGTAGTAAGCGCTGCGAGGATTGTTGCGGTCTGTGCCGTCTGGGAAGCGCTGAGATTCGCCATGTTCAGACTGTTCTGAAGCTCAATGATCTTCTCGTTCTTCCGGTCGATGTCATCCTGGCACATCTTGTCCAGAATCGCCTGGGTCTGCTGCTGAATCGCCAGCCTTGTAGCCGCTCCTTCATTCTGCACGATGTTCTGGGTCTGAACCGTAGCCAGACGGTTGTCACAGCAACACTGAGAGAGCTGGCTGGACAGGCCGTACATCTGGTTCATGTTCGCCATCTGACGGGCATTTTCTCCGATCTCCGCCTGGGCAAAGCCATTGGAAATGTTGGAGTTGACGGTAGCGAAACCGCCGCACAGGGCCGTCTGAAGATCTCCAAAGCCGGAGGTCAGGCTGTTCTGAATGCCGCTCACCCCGGTCATCACGGCGCTCTGGTCGAATCCACGCTGAATGTCAGCGTTCATGAATCCGCCGCCGTTGCCGCCGAAGCCGTTGCCCCAACCGAAACCGCCGCCTGCGAACAGGAACAGTAATATGATCCACCAGCCAGAGCTGCTGAAATCACCACCAAAGCCGTTGCCATATCCAGCAGGCATAACCGGCATGGTGTACATAGGGGTACCATTGGAATCCATAGTGTTGTCTCCTTATTTGATATTTACAAGCCGATCTGCGCACAATCGGATCGTAGCTTGACAATATCGTGGAGAAAACGTACAATGGTCTTGCGTAGTGATTGTGGTTTCTCCACGATCTGCCGGGGTTCGCCCCGGTTTTTTATTTGCCCAGCCTCTGGATCATCGGCATGATCTTCTGAAGCATTGGGTTTGAAATCTGCCCGGTCTGAATCAGATGCTGCACCATTGCCTGTGGGTTATTGGCAAGGTTCTCAGGGATATTGTACCCGGCTTTCTGGGCCATCCCGATGGGGTCTTGCCGAAGCTGTTGCATGTTCATCTGGTTCCCGTTGATCCTGTCGAAGAGGCTCATTCCGCCACCTCCGTTTTAACGGCCTTTTTAGGCGATTTGAGGCTCTCTAAAAGCGAGTTGAGTTCTTGCCTTGTCACATAGTCGGGAGTGGCTGGAATCGCTTCCTGTGCCCTCCTGTCGAAGATATCCATCGTGGTCTGTCCGTTCATGCTCACGCACTTCACGAAAACCGTCTTATCATCTGCGCTGAACATGATCTTCGATCTTCCGGCAGCGACATAGGCGTTAACCGCTTCCTGTTCGCTGTTCACCTGACCGATGTCCGTCATCGGCTGCTGATAGGGGTAACCGTAGCTGTACATTACTTCACCCTCCAGAAATAGCTTGGGACTTCGTTCCCGGAATCCCAGGAGTCGTAGTAGTCACCGTCAATGACTGCTACTGCGTGGCTCCCGGTTCCGATCACATAAATCCCCTTGGGATATTTCTCGCAGAAGGCTCTCACCGTAATGCACATCGGACAGCTCTCAGGCAACAGGAACTGTTCAGCGCCATGGTCTCTCAGATACAAACCCCATAGATAGTTCGTGTTCGGTAATTCGCACTCAACCTCGCCCCGTTTACACAGGTCTCTGTAAACCTGTCGCCAGCTTTGGCTGGTCGCAATGGCAATGGCACGGATTACACAGTCGCTTGTAGACTTCCCAAGCGGGTTAGGGTTGCACCTGATCCACACGGTATCGCCTCCTTCTGCAATCATTATTGCAAAAGGAAAGCCCGCTGACGAGGAAGCGGGCGGGCAACTTTAGGGCAATTTACTGAAGATGGTTTCTTCACCTTTCCGCAGGATGTTCTTCACCTGTCTTGGAGATAGTTCAAATTCTTCCGCGAGGCGTTCTATGACGATGCCGTCAATGAGCCGCCTCTCAAGGAGCCGCCTGTCGCGTTCTGAGTGGATGAAATCTTCAATGATCCTACGGACTTGACTGTTGCTGTACTCCATCGGTCACCTCCGTAAGCCGCTGATGGACGATTTCCTGCCATCCCTTCTCACGCTCATTGTAGGCGTTCAGAAACATACACCCAAGAGAGAACATTCCGATAGTAACTACAAGGATGGAAACAATCAGGGCGATCAGCATCCGCTTGTTCGCCCTGTTGTAGTGCATCAGTACGTTCTCATGGGCAAAGAACGGAACGCAAGCTTGCTTTTCTTCACAGTTCTTGCAGTCCATCAGGCTTCCTCCGGCTCATCCTGCCATGGTTCATCATATGTCATCGCCCGGTTGCTGTCTCCGATCCCAGCCGTGGTCGGGTCAACCAGCACACCGATCAGGCCCAGGAATGTCAGCACCTGAGTAACGATATTCATGATGGTGTTTTCCGTCACCACGGGAACAATGTCGAACAGCTTGAGCATGTTGAACACAAACCCCACGATCAGGGAAATGAACATACTCAGCCAGGTCTTGTTTTTGAAACGTACCTTCCAGTTCATCTTCATACGTTATGTCCTTTCTGCATGTCATCCAGCCTTTTGTGAGCGGACTTCACGCTCTGGTCAATCTCGGTCACCCTGATTTTGAGTTCCCCGACATCCCTTTGCATGGAACGGTTTTCAAGCTTGATGTCATCAACGCTGCTGCGGATATACTTTAAGTCAGCCGTCATGGAAGCACGTTGTACGGCATCAGCCGCCGTGTCCTTCTTCGTGTTTTTCGCCAGCGTGACGATTGCGACAATCGCCATCACACAGGACAGCGCAATGGGAACCCATACCTCCAGCCGCATGTTGATCACCTCGACTTCTTTTTCTTAAAGGCGTTCTCATATGCCTGACGCTGGTTGGAATTATTCTGGTTGCCGCTGTTGACAACATTGCTGAATGTCTTCGTAGCGCCGCCGATGGTGCCCTGCCTGGACTTAATTCCAGCTTCCGCATTCTTCTTGGAAGGCTGGGAAACAGGCGTACTGCTCTTGGGATAGCCCCGGTTCGCTTCGTCTTCCTGCTTCCTCCGTCTCGCCCGGATACCCTTCTGCCCTACCTGGAGATTGTTCCTCTCCTGTTCAGTTAACCACTGGTCATACCATTTAGCCATTAGGTACCCGCCTCCTCTGTCGTTTCTTCTTCAGCCGTTACTTCGGTCGCTGTAAGGTCTCCGTCATCATCCACGGTAATCAGGAATTGTTTCGTGGAGCTTGCCGTGCTGGAATTGAGCAGGATGCCGTCCGCATCGATATTGTCCGGGATAACAAGACCGCTGACAGTCGTTCCAAGCGTATCAAGGGAATCCTTCAGCGCCTTGCCCTGTGTCGCATCCAGCGCTTTGCCCGTGGTCTCCGTGGTCAGGTTGTTCGCCAGCTCCAGGTTGTGTTCGCTCTCGATCTCAAGCGCATCCATAATCAGTTTCACCGCATCAGCCAGCGGCTGGCTCACCTGTCCCCAGTACAGCGTGTTCACAGGAGGTGTTCCGGCTAAACAGGGCCGCTGTAAATGGTAGACAACGCCGTCCGTGTACAGAACGACATCGCCTACAGAGTATAATGTACCCGAATTGTAATCGCCTGTAAGTCTCATAGGCTTCACTCCTTTGTTTGTTTCTATATGAAAAAGCCGCTATGCGGCGATTGCGTTAGGGTTCCTCAGGTCTGATCCAGCTTTCACGTTTCTCAATGTTTCCATCCTGCCCTGTAATCATGCAGGAAACATAATTAACATTCGGGAAGCGTGTGTTGCCGTATCCGTATGCCATGTAGTCATGAAATGAAGACCGGGCGGGTTCAATACTTGCACAGATATCAATATCCTTGGTGAACGTGCCGCCATCTTCCTTGATATGATGCAGGAAGTAATCTGTAATGGTTTCGCCCGCCTTCGTCCATGTTTCATTAAATTCCGGGTAAATGTTGCCAACGATATCCGTAACCTTGCAGGAAACAAAGGTCAGGTTTGAATTGTTCGGATTGTTGTATCCCTGTTTCATGTAGGCATGGAAAGAACCAACAGCAGAATCAAGCGTGTCGTGCACTTCGATTCCCTTAGTATATGCACCGTTTTCTTTTTTAATTCGGTGCATAAAGAATTTTTCTTCCATAAAAGCATCCGCCTTTCATCATGAATTTCTTACAAACAGAACACCGATACTTCCAGTTGCATTAGAAACTGAATTAGATGTTTGATTATACAAAGAACCATAGATTCTTATATAACCTGTTGCGGCACCAGAGGTAGTGTAAGCAGAACGAATAATTAGACCCTGATCAGAAAATCTGCCGAAACACGTTAAATAACTATATCCTGCCGGAATAGCAATGTCTTTGTAAGCAGACGCATTACTTCCTGCCGCAATAGTTCCCGGCTCAATAACTGCTGCAACTTGTTTAATGTAATCTCCTCCATCTGTATAAGATGTGTACAGTTTCCAATCGTTCCAAGCCAAAGGATTGCCAACCCTTGAGCGACAAAACAGCCTCCCCGATGCAAAAATAACTTGCCATGCTGGGCCATCTCTCCCGATAATAAGTGCTGAAGCATATGAAACGCTGGAAGGTTTATTAACAGTATTCGGTGTTACATAGTAAATACCGCTATCTGAAATATTGTACAGACCGTCCATATCAAGTGCGCTTGTTAATTCCGGCACTTCTGTTATTGGTTTATCTCTTCTGAAATACCAACTTGTTGACTGCTTCCAACCCATTATGAAGTTTGGAGAACCATTTCTTGTGATTGTGGCAACTGAATAGGTGTTAGTCCCACTTTTTGATATTTCCGCATAATACGTTTCCCCGCTTACAAACGGGTAAGATGTAAATGATGTGCCGAAACGTAAATATACTTTACACAATAGCGGACTTCCAGTAAGTGCGTCATCAAATACAGTTGCAAGATTACTAAGGCTTGATATTGTTCCAACTTCTATATATCCGTTGGCATATCCAATATCACGGAATACCCATGTGCCGTCTGTAAGAACTGCACCAGCAATAACAGTTGATTTCGCATTCGGATAAAGTGTAACATGGCAATAATTTGCATTCGGCCCTTTATGCAATACTCCATAATATACGAACGTGTTGTCAAAAGGATAAACAGTGGCAGTAGCTGTTACTCTGAAGGAATAATTGCAGTATGTCCCCATTGTTCCCAGTGCGGTGTTAAGCAGCGTGCTTAATTCTGCAATCGTGGAGAACGAACCAAGTGATGGACACTTTGTCGCCATTGCAATCGCATCAGTGAAATCCGAAGCATCATATCCGCTGTCCGTCAGGTTCCCATACGCATCCAGCCCCGCAAAGTTCCCGCTCGTTGCGCTTGCGACAAGATCCGCTTTCCCGGCAATCGCCTCGGAGATCTTCGTGGTGTCATTCTCTGACATCTGCAAGGTGTCACCGAAAGCGTTGCTGATCGAACCGGGTTCACCCTGCGGCCCCTGTGCATCGGTATCGGTGTCCACATAATCCCCTTCGGTCTGATCCCATACCGCCCATTTCCCGGTCGTAGTATTGATCTGCGGTTCGTGGACTGTGGCTTCCTCGGCAGTCGTTGCGCTTGCCGCCGCCTGTTCAGCGTAATACTTGGAGTTGTTATGGTAGGTTGTGTCAGACGATCCGACAGGAGTACCGTCCCTTGATCCAACCGCCCATGCCTCGGCGTTCTCCGCTTCATCCTCGGCGTTCCCCTGCGCCGCCTCTGCCAGCGCCTGTGCGGCCTCCGCTTTACCTTGAGCGGTCTCGGCCTTGCCCTGTGCCGTCTCGGCAGCAGTCTGCGCATCCCCCGCTCCAGTGGCGCTCAGGGCCGCATCCCCGGCATAGCCAGAGGCATCCGTGGCATAACCAGAAGCATCAGTCGCATAACCCGAAGCGCTCGTGGCATAATCAGAAGCATCGCTTGCCTGTTGAGCCGCCTCAAGAGCGTAGAACTTACTGTTGTTCTCGTAAGCGGGGTCTGTGTCCGGGATTTCAACGCCAGCCCTTGTGCCAGCCGCCCAAGCCTCGGCATCCTCGTCCTTGCCTTCAACAGCGATGATTGCTTCCTGCAAGGTTTCGTTCGCCTGTGACATCAGCTCAATGGCCTGTGCAATAGCGGACTGCTCGGTCGGTGTGGGCTCCTGGTCTGTCACCTGTGCCCGCTTGATAATCGGGATAACGCCCTGATACTCGGTCTCACCGTCAGAGCTGGTTTCATGCATGTACAGCCAGAAGTAAACGGACTTCCCTGTAGCCAGCAAAGAGTCGGGAACCAGTACGCCCGTATCATCGCCAATCGAAGTCAGCGCATCGCCATGCATCTCATTGGCAAAGTGAACCTCATAGTTCGCCGGAAGCTCAAGGTTCGTGAAAATCAGTTTCTGACCGTAGTCGTACTGGTACAGTGCGATGGTTTTTGCTACCTTGCCCCGGACAAGGTTAACCTCAACCGTTACGGTATGTCCTCTCATATAACCACTCCTATCTCGCAAGCGAAGCAATTTTGTCCGGGGGTTCCGAAACATCGACCCACCGACAGTCATCGTCAATCATAACCTGTTTCAGATACACCCGGGTGAACAGTAACCTCTCTTCCTCGGTCTCCTGTTCCATCTCAAGGGCAAAGGCAATATTGTCCACCGGGAGAATCACGGGCCGTCTGTTCACGGCAAGGGTAAGCGGCACAAAAGTCTTTTTCATTATGCTGTCCTCTTCCACATATATACCGCAAGGTAAGGCGGCATGGTCTGGATCGTAGCCTGGGTTCCGGTGAAACCGTGGTTATGGTTCCCACCGCCGCCCGTGTTGCTGTTTGATCCGGCAGCGGTCACAGAGTGCGTATGGTTGGCGCTCACACCGCCTGTCGTGTTGTTGCTCGGAGTCGTGGTGGTGTTGTTGCTCGGAGCGCCTGTGGTATTGTCGCTCGGCCCGCCGGAAGTGTTCGTGCTCGGCCCGCCACTCGTCAGAGTGCCGGAACTGCCTGTGGTCAGTGAGCCGGAACCGCCTGTGGTCAACTGCCCGGAACCGCCGGAGTTGGCGTTCGACAAGGTAATCGAGTGCGTATGATTACTGATGGTATGACTGTGGCCCTGCCCACCGCCAGCAGAGGCCGTTGCGTTCGTACTGGAATAATTCCCGGTTCCATTCCATGCTACAGCCGTCCTGTCAGTGGTTTCGTTCGATACCGTGTAATAATCCTTGAAGCCGTGGGTATGCGCTGGCATCTGGTCAACCGTCAGCGCAACGGAGCTTGTAGATCCTGCACCAGCGCTTCCTGTGGTAGTCGCTGACTTGCTGTAGGTATGGGTATGCGAGGCAAGAGTATGCGTGTGGCTTGCCAGAGAATGGGTGTGTCCGTTAATGGAGTGCGTGTGGCTTGCCAGAGTGTGCGTGTGGCTCTTCATGCCATGCGTGTGGTTCTGCATACCGTGGGTATGGTTCTGCATGGAGTGCGTGTGGCCCACACTATTAGCTCCCGATGTTACAGCCGAGCCTGTAAACGTATGCGTGTGGCTCGGAATCTCGCTGATGGTCAGCTTATGATTTCCGACAGATCCTGCCGGAGTGTAGGTTCTTGATGCAGCGCCGCCTGTGGAAGCAGCGGTGTATGTACTGCCAGCCGCCAGCAGGAACCTGTCCTGCAACTGCACCCAGGTTGTCCCCGGGAACAATGTCGAAGGGGCCGTACTCGACACGGACATGTAGATCGAACCGATGGGATAAACGCTCTTCAATATATTCCCGAATGCCGTGTCAATCGTGTCCATGTTGGAGTTGATGACCGCAATATCGCCAGCATCCGAATACGCTGGCTTCACCAAGCCAAGGTTGGTCGTGGTCGTTGACATGATCTCACCTCTTATTCCTCTTCAAGAGCGGCGATCCGCTCTTCAAGCTCTTTGATTTTCCCCTTTACAGGGAGTCTTGCGTAGATATCGTCCAGGATTCTCTCAAGCTGAACGATCAGCGCCCTGTTCTGTCCTCCCCACCCCTCCGGGATTCTCAGGGGTTCATGCTGTCTCTCTTTCATGTTCCACCTCAGTCAGGGTCTGTCTCGACCACAAGATGCAATCCCCCGACAATCCGCCATGGAGCGGTCACACCTTCGGGGGTCTCAATGATTACCCTAAACTTTCTGCCTGTCCCGCCGAAATGGAGTTTCTTGTATCGGTATTCCTTGTTTGCGTTCCGCTCGGCCTCGGTCAAAGGCTTCACGGTATACTGCTTGGTCTTGGTCTTCTTCTCCGTCTGGATGCTGATGGACAGGGTTACCTCTTCCTCCTGCACTTCGGGAGAGAAGTACAGGTCAAACCCGCCCTTCTGGATCGTCTTGTACCCGAAGTCCATCCACGGGGAAACCCACCTCGCAACGCTTCCCATCGCTTTCCCTTGCAGCCATGAATCGTAGTTCAAGAGAAGTACCTTCCCGGGAATCGTGGAGCTGGTAGCGTAGATCTCTTCGTCTGTCGTAACCATGCTCTCGATGTTCATGTCATCGTAGTAAAGGAACGTACCTTCCTCAAGGTTAAAGATGATCAAAGCGTTGTTCACCGTGCTCTCGCCAACGGGAACGGAAAGGTAATACCGATTCTTGAACAGGCAGGAACACATCTGATCCATGGCATTTTTGTTCACCGTCCGCCAGAGCTTCTCGATCATCGGCCTCTTCAATGGCGTAACGCTCATGCCGTCAAAGGAACTCAGGCCGTCCTTCTCCGCAAGAAGAATTCGCTCCGCATCCACGGATATGGTGTTCGGATACTCGCCGCCCCCGCCGTACTGTTCCTTGAACGTGTACTCTCCGGGGTCAGTACCCATGATCCGCCATACCCTGTGTTCCTTGAAAGCAATTAACTGGTCACCGAAGGATTTGAGCGAAGTGAACTTATCGCCGTCCCAGGAAGGTTGCTGAATTGATCCGGCTCCGTCCTCCGGCTCCTCGCTTGAGCTGGCAATCGTCCAGTCCAGAGGATCGTAAGGCCGTGAGTAAACCAGCATGTCGGGATCGTCCGTGATCGCCCCGCCCCAGATCCGTTCAGCGTATCTCTCGATTACGCCAAACTTGTAGTTCAGTCCTTCGGTTGAACCAACCCTGCGGATCGACCAGTCGGGAGACATGACTTCAGACCACTTCTGGGTTTTTACAACTTCCCATGTCTGTTCCTTGATATCGCCCCAGGTCTTCGGACGGTCAGGAGGCGTGACAACGATCATTCCGTCCTCGGCGTTGCTCATCACCAGAATGTCTACAGGATGGTCAACGCCTTCCACGTTCTCTTCGTAGGTCACCCAGCTCCATACGCTGCAATCAAAAGCGGTAACGCCTGTTGGAAGGTCTATCGGCATCCACGGAACACCGCTGTGCTCCTGTTTGTAATAGAGCTTTCCTCCGGCAGCGCACAGAAGCCAGCACTTGCTCCCCGGGCCGTCATACCATCTGCGGTAAAACCGTGCGATGGTCTCGATTTTCGTATCCTCAAAATCATCCGGCTCCCCGCCGAGGAAGGCGAAATCCGCATGCGGCTGGAGTACGCCCCTTGGTGTTTCCACGTTCACCGCTTCCGGGGAATACCGGATATCCTGGTTCCTGCTTTCCTCAGACTGGTTCAGGCCGAGGAACTGTTGCAGCCAGACATCCGCGTCATAAGCATGAAGGCTGAAGTATGCCATCGTTCCTCACCTCACCAGGGAATATTCCGGAACTTCTTGAACTGTATGCTCGTCCCGTCCTCGTTCAGTCCGGCAAGCCCGCCTTCATCGGAAAGCTTCGCCAGCACTTCCTCAAAGGCGCTGCGGTAAGCCATGCCCCGGTTCTGTTTCTGCGGGTTCCCGTTCCGGTAAATCAGCCATGTGGCCCAGTCGCAAAGCGCCCTGTGCGTCCATTCCGGAAGGTTCGGCTCGTCCGTGTCGTACTCCAGCCGCTCATAGCCTTCCTGCGGCGTATGGCTCTTGGTCCAGACCTTGACAAGCCGGTCATAACCGTCATTGATGTAGTCAACAACATGGGGAAGGTAATCATCGATATCGTCCTCATCGTTGTTCGTCTGGAACATAATCTGGTTTTTGATCTCGGCTAATGTCATGGTCCTTCACCCCTTAAATATCGGGATACCGCTGACGAAGCTGGATGAATACCGGAATCGTCACGTCAACCCATTCACCGCGCTTGACGTAGATCGTGTTCTCGCCAAGCTCATTGGAAATCGTCACATGCTCAAAATGATCCACGTTCAGACCGGCGCTCTGGTCATCCTCCCGCAGGGGAAGCTTGATCCTCACCCGGGTCTCCACCGGCTTTTCTTCCTGGGGCGGAGCGTGGAAAGTAATATCGTCAACGACAGTTTTTTTAGCAGCCATGTTGTTCCTCCTTAACTTCCGGCAGGCGTGGTATTGTCAGCGATCATGCCAAGGGAAACGCTGATATCCTTCAGCACGACCATCAGGATCTTGTTGTAGTTCTCGGCACCGTACTGCGCGACAGCGGCATCGAAATTGTCTTCCACAGTCTCCGCACGGGTCTTGGTTTCATCTGCCATGGGAATCATCCTTTCATAAAAAAAGAGCGGCTATCCCCGCTTTGAAGATAGCCGCTGTCTTGGTTAACCCTTAAGCGCTCACCGCATGCTCCAGGCGGACAATGAAGTCATCCTGAAGGATCGCAGCGCAGAAGTGCTTCACCTTCCACGCCACGGAGCCGCGCTGGTTGATTGGGTCGAGCGAACCGGACGAACCGGCAGGCTTGATAATGGTCTGAATGTTCGGCTGGCCCTTGCCGCCCAGCTTCACGATACCGAAGGCATCCTGTCCGTAAATCAGGGTGGAGTGAACCACCAGGTTGGACGTGGAGCTGCCGCCGGTCGGATAGATCTTGGCAGCATTGGACACGGTCCAGGCAGCCGCTTCGGCATCGGAAGGATTCCAGCGGAACTTGATCTTCTTCGCACCGGCATCGACATACTCAACGCACATGGGCGTGATGGCATCGGCGGTACTCTGATCGTTCCGGCGGACTTCAACCAGCTTGCCGGTCAGCTCACGGGCTTCATCCTCGGAGATGGTGTCGGAGACGGTCATCGTCCGGGTGTCCTTGTCATAGGTCGCGGAAGCGGTCAGGTAAGCCTTCTCGCCGTACAGGTAGCTCTCAGCCACGAAGGTCTTGCCGTTGTCCATCTCAAAGAACTTGACTTTGTAGATGGTGCCCAGCTCATACTTCTGGACCCGGGTGTCGTTCTGGTAGGTGGCAACGTCAATCCAGTGCTGTTCGCCGGTCAGGTCAAAGTAGGTGTCATGGTCGATCTTCGCATGGTAGAAACCATCCGGGAACGGCTGAGCGCCCTTCTTCTTCAGCAGGCGGACCGCACGTTTGATCATCGCATAGCTGATCACGTTGCTGGCTCCAATACCGGCGCGGCTGGCAACGGAGCCGGGATACATGACGTTCAGGCCCGCATTGATCTGGTCACGGATGACCGTATCAATGGACAGTTTCGCCTGGTTGTTCAGCCGGTCGGAAACCGCCTGGGTCATGTTGTCAATGTGGTTCAGGTCAAATTCATCGGTAATCGCCACAAAGCCGCCGTAGGGCTTGGTCATCACAGAGAAGTCGGTCTCAGTGATCTTCTGACCGGCGGGCGTAACGCCTTCCTGAAGGGGAGTGGTCACGGCGGGCAGCTCGGTGAACCGATGGAAGTGGACATGCTTGCCGTTATGCTCAGGCTGTTCAATCATCTGGGCATCGATGGCATAGCCGAGGTTGGGCTGGACATTCTTCAGCGCCCGTCTCTGGAAATAGTCCTGAAGAGTCGGGGCAACGCCAGCGTCATAGGATTTCATGATGTTGGTATACGGCATGGTAACACGCTCCTTTTAAATCTGGTAGCGCGCTCCCCCTTTGATCTTCTTTTCAAGCTTGTCGAACTGTTCATCACTCATACTTGCTATGGTAGATTTTTCCGACCCGCTTGCCCCGTTCGGGGAGCGCATCGGAGCAGGTGGCTTCTTCTTCGGTTTCGCCTGCATCTGCTCGGCAACCTGGTAAAAATCCATCTCTCCTGCGATAACTGCGTCTTTGACTTCGGGGTTGTTGTTGAACTCGGCGATCACGTCCGGTCCGCCCTTGGCCCTGATCCTGTCTGCCTGTTTCTTCAGCTCATCGATCCTGGCCTCGGTCTTTGCCGTCCTGATCTCCTGTTCCCGGGAAACGAACTGGCCGTTCTCGCTCCGGGGCTGTTCCTGCTTCCGCTCCGCTGCCGGTGCCTGTCCCTGACGGAACCGCACAAGCTCACGGGCTGTCTCGATGTCCGCTACCTTCCGGCTGCGGACCAGCTCCTGCGCTTCGTCCTCGATCATCCTTTCCCGGATCGGAGCCATCTGCTGGTCAAACATGGCCTGCATCCTGGCTTCCGTTTGTGCCACGGCTTTCGCCACAGCCTTTTCCACCCGCTTCTTGATCCACCCCGGCTCCGTGGTACCCTTCGGTTCCGGTTCTTCCTCTGGCTCCTCGGCGGGCGCTTCCTCTTCCTCCATTACGGAGTCAAGGGGTTCGGACTCGTCCGGTTCTTCGACCAAGTCTTCCTGAAGCGTGTCGTCCGCTTCGACTTCGGTCTCTTCATTCTCGACCATGGTCTCCTCGTAATCCATTACGGATCTCCTTTCGCGCATCCGTGAAAACGCGGCCTGCGTGTAATATCAAAAACCCCGTGAAAACGCGGGGCCTTTGTCAGGAAGTTATGTGGGGAGCGGTGCCCCCGTTGGTACGCCGAGCATGTTCCTCGACTGGTTCACCACAGCGTCAGCGGTGTTCGGTCCGCCGCCTGCCTCGGCGATCTTCATCTGTCCCCCGGTATTATTCACCGGAGCGCCGCCGCGCCTCGCGCTCATCTGGGCAAGGGCGTTGGTCATGTTGTTCGTGGCCTGCCGCAGGTTCTGGTTCTCCGCCTGCATCTGCTCCATCTGCTGGCTCATCTGTGCTACCTGCTGCTGAAGCTGCTGCATCTGTTCCTGATAATGTTCGTTCTCCCGGATGACCGGCAGGATCTTGTCCTTGCCGTCCAGGTTCAGGATCTGGAACAGGCTGGAAAGCGGGAAGAACTGCTGGGCCTGTGCCGACATAGTGTAGGCTTCCATAAACATCTGGTTCTGGTCGGCGATCCGCTGCGGATCCCGGGAAGAAACCTCGATCTGCACGGTATACGGCGGCGGATTCACCGCGCCCTTCGACTTCGTGCCGAACAGCTTCTTCGGATCGATCTCCAGCTCCCTGCGGCCCTGCCGCCCGGTGATCATGATCGTCCGGTCATTATCGTAGAACTGGCTTGCCAGCCAGACGGCCTGCTCATACATATCCTTGCTGCCGTACTTGAGCTGTTCGACACGCATGGAAGCGACTTTACCACCGGCCTGAATCAGGGAGTTGATCGCCTTACCGGAAACAATGCCGCCCGTGGTTTCGCCCCGGGTGAACTGGTTCGCCCCGGAATCGGCCTTCAGGTCGGATTCAAACATCGTCATCAGCTGGGTAATCGTCCCGTTGAACGGCTGGTTCTGCATCCAGTTCCACGCATCGCCCTGGGTAATCTGATCGCCTTCGATCACGTCCGTCTCCCAGTCGGTGAGAGCGTCCTTGTCAATGCCGGAACCGCGCCGGACAAGCATGCGTCCTTTGCTGCTCATCCTTGCGTTCATGTCTGCATAGGCGGCATAGCGGTTGATATACCGCATCATCGGTGCAAGCTCATGCACAAGGCCTTCGCCCACAAGGGAGCCTTCGATGCTGTCGTGAACATCCAGCACGAACGGATACCGGCCATGCTCATACACGTCACGCTGAATGTCCAGCAGTGCATTCCCTGCGGCGTAGGCAACGTTGATGGTATATCTCCGGCTCTTCGCGCTGTACTCGCGCCACCAGTATTCAATCAGCAGCGCCCGCTTTTCATCGCTGGCATGGTCGGCATCTTCCTGGCCTTCGGTCATACCCACGTTGTTGTGCGTACCGTCATCAGCGGTCACATAGCGCCCGTCCTCCGGCCAATGCTCCGCGTACCATGAAAGCGGATGCCAGGATACCTTCATCACGGCACGGCAGTCATCCAGCCGCTCCGCTGTCGGATCCCACAGGAAGGCTTCCAGCGGCCAGCGGATCAGCGCGATCTCGCCCTTGCCGTAGTTCATGTCAGGATCCCAGGCAACCTGTGTGATCGCGGTACCCGTGGCATAGAAGTCTTCACACCGCCGGTAATGGATCTGCTCATAATCGTTCGCGCAGTACATGACGTAGTGAAGGATATCCTGAAGGTCATCTGCCGCGTCCTGCATGGCCATGGTTTCCGGAAGAAGCTTTGCTTCCGGCATGGACAGCATCTGGTCGGCAACCACGTTATTGATCGTGCTCTTGAGCGTTTGGAGCTGAAGCGTCTTCTTCCCGTTCTTTTCCTGCTCACCGTGGATATCCTGGTCAGGATCCTCCATGTGCAGGATCTTCCGGCATTTCTTCGCTTCTTCGTGGTAAGGCCGGTTCAGCTCCTCAAAGATATCCAGCCGGTCATAGATGACTTCCAGCAGTTCTTTCTGGTTCTCATCCAGCGGCTGCTCCTCAAGGTAGGTAACCTCCTGAAGCTCTCTCTCTTTATTCGTCATGCGCTCATCTCCTATTGAGTCGCGGCGGGGCATACGGGAACGAAAAAACAGAATCTCCTTTTTTCGTTTATTTGCACGCCGGTCCCCGCCGCGTTACTCGTCAAATGGGCTGAAAGGTTTGTACTCTCTCGGCGGTTTCTTTGTCGGCGCGACCGGGTGGTCCATGCAGACATACCGCAGTTCATCGTAAATATGCGCTAATGGTCCTCCGCATCGGAATCCACGTCTTCCGGTTTCTTTGTCGAATACGGAAGTGTCGGGAACGTGCGGAGGAATTCCTTGCAAGTGTTGAATACCTGTAGCTTCGGCCTGCCGTCCTCATCGAACCGCAGGCGCTCATGGATCTGCATCTTTCCGGGAAGCCGCGCATGGTCTCCCTTGCTGAACAGCACACCACGGTGCCTGCCCATGAACCCCGGTGCCATCTGGTCGGCAACCGAATCACCACGGCTTTTGTCAAAGATGGCCGGATCAGCCACACGCAGAATGCGGATGTTGTCGCGGATCTCTTCTGCCTCGCGTTCAAGGATGCCGTCCGCGATCTGTACCGGTGTCAGTTCAATACCGACATTCGCCTGTTTCGGTTTACAGCCGTACCACTCGCGGTACCTGTAAAGGGTTCCCGCCCACGGCCCGGAAGGGCACATCGCATACCAGCCGCAGGAAAACGGACGGCTGAAACCGTGGTCGAAGCCGAAGAACCTCGGCCAGTCCTGCGGTATCGGGAACGGATCGACAACATGCGTCCAGAGCCGGTCCTCATAGTGGTCCTTCAGATCCCGCCATTCCAGGAAGACCATGCCTTCAAAGCTGTCCCAGCGCCCGTTGAGAAGACTTTGCTTCAGCGCCTCCGGCTTCTGTTCAAGCTCAAAAATATAGTCCTCGGTAATGTACGGGTTTTCCATCGCCAGGGAAGGGATGTACTGTGTGCGGATCACCTTTTCCTTGTGAAGGGCTTCCGAGTAGATCCGCTGTTCCTGGATCTCCATGTAGGGTCCAGCGTCCACGAACATCTTCTTCACCCAGCCGTGGCCGATGTTCCCCGGGTTACTGGCCGAGCGGACAATCGGTACAACGCCGAGTGACTTCTTCGCACGAAGACGGGTCTTCAGGAAATCGTAGATGCTCTGTTCAAAACTCGTCAGCTCGTCAAAGTACAGGAACTGAATCTCAATACCAGAATACTTGAACCGGTCAGCCTCATTCTCGCAGTGCCGGAACAGGATCTTCGATCCGTTGATCAACCGGAATTCATGACGGCCAGCATTGTATGTTGCCAGCTTCTCAGGATAGCTTGCCTGCGCTTCCTTGATGTCCGTGTCTTCAAGCTCACCATAGCTGCGTCTGAAAACAACCGCTGTTGTTCCAGGATTCTTCAGGCAACGGAAGAACGCATCCATGATGAGCGCCTTCGTTTTCCCCCGCCAGCAGCGCCTCCATACAGAATCTCATTCGCCTTCGATGCATGGAACATCGCCTGCTTCGGCGTAGGCTGGTAGTTGATCGTTACGTTCGCCATGCGGCCTCCTCACTCCAAAAAGAAAAATGGCTCTGCGGGAAGGCGATGTGGCCGCTTGCACCGCCGCTTTGTCAGGAGGAACTGACTATGAAAAGGAGATGTCCATGAAGAAAGCGCATCTGTTAGCCCGCAGAGCCAAGGGGTGAGTTTTTCCATGCGGCCAAGCACAGAAAGGAAGGGGCGCGGCCCTGATGGGAACAGGCCGCCTTTTCTTCGCCACCGCCGTGCAAGTCACACAGTCACAGTGGCATTAAATCAAATACTGACCACGGAGGTATGTGGCCAGTATCAGATCATCATTGGTTTTTAAAAGATCCAGGTGCCAGCTCCATGCTCCCGTGTTGATCAAAAATTTTAATCCCCACGGTAATCACTATCCCCACGGTGAGGTTTATATATATACCGTTGGTGGAGCGGCGGAGTCCCTGGCACGATTCAGCCCCCCAGGTTCCGGCCTCGATACCCCCACCCCCGGGTTCCGGTCCCTGCTCGGCTCTGGCCTGTGGCCAGCTCGGTGCTGGCTCCGGTCCGGTGCTGTGCTGGGTGGTGGATGGTGGTGGGGCTGGGCGGCGCTCACTTATTTTTGGTCCGGTGCTGACCGTCTCAGGGATCCTGGTGGTCCAGACTAAATAACCGGTTTATGCAAAGAACACTGCATAATCAGTGGTTCACTGCATAAACTCTGACCGGAAGAATAGACCGAAATGGCTGTAAGCCTTATGTAGCAATGGATACAGCCATTTTCCTACTATTCGCTAAACAATAGTTTTACGAATAGTTGGCTATTCATCGTCCGGAGAACCGATGTCAGGAAGCCCTTCGATCTGAACGTGAACGGTCTTCTCTTCGTCACCGTAGATCTGACTCTTTCCGTAATTCAGCAGATCGTTCGCTGCCTTGTTCTGGAGCCATGGCAATTCTCCGGATCGTAGCTGGCCTTTGATCACCTGTACCGCTTCAGCAGTGCAGCCATACAGGATCTGCCGTACTTCGTCCTTCCATGTGGCTTCAAAGTCAGGATGCTTACGCCATCTGGACATTTTGTTGTCAGCATTGGCAATCTCATTGGCCGGAGAAGTGCCAACCTCCAGCCCAAAAACCGCCTTCAGGATCTCCGGTCTGGTCTTGCCCTGGGCACTGAGCCTGACGAATTTCTCCATGTCACCGGTCATCGGCTGCTTGGCTTTAGGCATTGTGTTTCCTCCTCTCCGACCCCGGTGGGGCCTTATCTCTCGTTAGTGTTTATGTCTCTCTTTCCGGTGTAAAGGGATGGTGTATGGTAATGCTTTGAAATAAGGGGAGTTTGTTTGATGTAATGGGAAAGAGAAGGGATAGAGATTAATAGTGATAGATGAGATATAAAAAAGCACTGATTCCATGTTCTTGGTTCAGTGCTTGGAGCAGTGATTAGCTCTGTATAGAGTTCTACCACTGTACCAAATATAGCTGTCAATATCTTGCAGTGTCAATAGGGATTTTCTTGCATTTCCTTGCATTTACTATGCAGTGAGAAAAATATTTTGAGATTTTTTTCGGGAAGATAGCGTTTTTAGATCGCTGATTGCCCTGGAAGCGTTGTCTGGCCTTGCTTTGTGAGCAGAAAAACTTTTTGAAAAAAAAGTGTTGACATGGGTGGCACCCTGTGGTATTATGATGCCAACGAAGGGTGGCACCCACATCAGCCAGGAAGGAAATGAAAATGAGTAAGTACGAAATGACAATCAAAGAGCTGGCAATGAACTGGATCGAAAACGCCGACACAACGCCCGGAGAAATCACCGCAGAACAGGCTGCTGAGTACATTAGCTGGATGGATCCTGACACAGATCTTCCTGAAGACCTCACGCCGGAAGCATTCGCGGCAGCCTGGAACGAGGTGATCAACGGATGACAACGGAAGCCGCGAAGGCGGCCAAGGCACGGTATGATGCCAAGACCGCCAGGTACATCAGCCTGAAGCTGAACACGAATACCGACAAAGATCTGATTGAACACCTGGCAGCCCAGGAAAACGTCCAGGGATACCTGAAGCGCCTGATCCGGGAAGACATAAATAAGACCGCTCACTGACGAGCGGCCTTTTCATTTTCCCAGATAAGCTTTTGTCCGCAGTGCTTACATGGGTTTTCCAGATAATTAATCATGATTCTGCATGATGGGCAAACATCAAAGATAAATCCTGGTGGTCCATCGAAATCTTCTGCGATAATAGGCTTTACCGGTTTCTTATCACTGTTGTCCATCGCTTTGCTTCTCCCGTGCATTCAAAACCTTCTGTGCTTCACTCAATGCCCAGCCATGTGCCCTGTAAATACTGTTCGGGTCGTTATATTTCAGCTCATCACTGATCGATCTGAAGGACATTCCCACCAAATACCTGTAGCTCAGGATTTTCCGGTATTTGTCCTGCGGTATCGCTCTGATCACCTGTTCTGCGCGGGCAATAACGGCCATATACGCCTTCTGTTGTTCAAAAAGGTCCCGTAATACATCCACGGCCCCAACAGCGGCTATTTCGACCCGTGAAGAGCCTTTCTGCCTATTCCCGACAACACCGGCGCTTCCTCCGATTGCAAGACCAATATCTTCGTAGTGCCTGAGCTTGGCATTCAGGACCTTAAGCTCACTCTCCGCGATCCGTACCTGCCGGAAGAATTCTCTCGCTTTCATCGGCATTGCTCCCTTCGTCAGGATCCTGGGCTTCCTCCGGATCAGGATACTTCAGCCACCATTCCGCGCAGCCCTTCCCTTTTGCCTCCAGTTGGCATTCGTTCCGGTCTTCGCACCAGTCGCAGATCGAACCGCCTGCGATCATGTGCTGGATCGCGAGATTGTAGCCCTGGATATCGATTGATGCGCACTTGTTCATGTAGTTCAGCCGGTCAATCTGCACCTGTGCTTCCTGCCGTGATACCAGCCTTGCTGCCTGTTTTGCGTTCATATGATTCCCTGCCTTCCTGCTCGTCTTTTTTGATTTCCTCTGGTGTATTCCTGGTTACCGTCCATTTCCCGTTTCTGCCGTGGTATTCACACATGAACCGATAGAAGCATGTTCTGGTCATGTTCATAACCGTCAGGCACTCTCGCATTGTGCCGTCCAGGATCATCAGTCTATCGTCTGAATTCCGCCAGACAGAATACAGGTACATGGTGTTACGCTCCTTTGTCGAAGTCACTCTTTCCGCTCCCCGTCAGCACAGAACCAATCATTGTTTGTTCTAATCGCAAGGCATGGTAGCGTACTACCATTTCAACGGAATATCCCGTGGTGTGATACGTTCTGGCTGTGGTTTGTTAGAAACGAGTGGCTCATATTTGCTGTTCCAACTGCAACAGCCGCCACATTCATCATCCATCATCGTGATATCGTATCCGTTTCGATACCAATCACCCCACTTGCAAGTTTCACAATTTTGCTCGTCCATACTCCGCTCCTTTGTTGAAGTCAATCGTCATGCCCAAGACAACCTTTTACTGGGTCAAAATTGTCACATTCTGGAACAGGTAATAGCCTATGTCCTTTTGCCTTTTCCTCGTTCAGATACTTCCTAAATTCCGTAATTGTCGGATGATTGCCGTTTTCATCTCGCACACAATTCAACATCTTTTTCATTCTCGCATCGCTCATTGCAAGTAATCCATCAATGCTTGTTGACATATGTATTCTCATTCGCAATACTCCCCTTACTCAATCTTCCTTCTTTTCCTTCGGTGTCCAATACTTATCCCGGTTATATTTCACTGCCGTAGGCGTAATCCCCAGGATCGCCGCGATCTCCCGGTCATTCAATCCGTCATCGCATGCCTGCAAAATCTTGTCCCTTCTTGTCATTTTGTTTCCTCTGCCGTTCAGCTCTGCGGTTCCGCTATCGTATCTCCGCAAGCACTTCCATGAACAAAACCAGAAGGCAACACACATGTGTCTATCTCTCCGCTTGTATGCCCAATCAGCGCCATTGATGAAAAACTCTTTCCCGCAAATCGGACAGGTACGCTCCGTCTCTCCGAATGGCGGCGGCGCGATATATCTTCCTGCCATCTCATCACCTCCCCAGGAAGGCTGCCATTTCCCGGTCAACCTCTGCCTGTAAATCGTCATCAACCCGGGAATAATCCCGCTGGCTATACTGCTGGGCAACAACCTGTTTGACGGGCTTCGCCGGTTTCTCCGGTTCCGGTTCCTTCTTGGAAGGAATATCATCTTCCCATCGCCTGTTGTTCAGCCATGTGGCCGGATACGGTACATACCTTCCGTTGTCCTTCAACCAGTCAAAGCTCTCCGACCATTTTTGAAGACCGGACATGATCTCATCGGCCAGCGCAGGATCCGGTTTGATCTTCTTCCAGGCTCTCAGCGCTTCTGGCTTTGATATCTTCTTCGGGTAACATGCCCAGAAAGCATCAAACGATTTTTTGATGAAATCGTCTTTAAGAGCGGGGGGCAAGGGGGGTGTTTCTATCTGTTCTATCTTTCTATTCTTTTCTATATATTCTATATATTCTATACTTGGTGTTAAGTTGCTTGTTGGATCGCTTGTTGATTGCCTGTTAGGTTGCGTGTTGATTGCCTGTTGATTGCCTGTTGATGTGCCTGTTGATGTTTGATACTCATCGTACTTAATCACAGTAATTAAGCGGCCTTGGTTCGTTGCTTCGTCTGTTACTTCGCCTGTTGAAATCAGATGCGCAAGAGCAGTTCTTGCCTGTTGAACTGAAAGACCAGTGCCTGTTGATATGCCTGTTAGGCTTGTAAGCATCTGACCGCGCTTTATCGTCCTTCCGTGAAAGTCAAGATCCTTATAGTTCGCTTTCAGCAGAAGATATAGAAACAGACAGAGTGTGTTCGGATATCGGAACCACTCCCAATTCAGGATCTGCTCATATACCTTGATGAACCGTTTAGCCATCCATCACACCGCCAGTCTGTCATAATCTACCATCAAGCTAACCACCAGAGATCCCGCCATATCTACATGGCATGGAAGATACTTGCCCAGCAGGCCCTTCGGGAAACCAGCTTCCAGGAAACTGTTTACTGCCGTTCTGGTTTCAATCCGCTTCGCGTTCTTCGTTTCACAAACCGTTGACAGCTTCCACGGTCCTCTGGGAGTAAACACCATCGTCTTGCCTGGAGCGTCAATGCTGACATTACAGGTATCGTGATCTCCCCACATTTTTCCGGCTTCGCTGTTAATCAGAATCAGCCTTGAGGAAACACGGACATATGCGCTCACTCCCTGCGGCCTTGTATGCCGTTGCCTTTTCGGCTCCACCATCTTAAACATCAGTCTTTTTCCCCCTTTAAATACTCAATCAGTTCTTTCCCTGTGCTTCTGCCATCACAAAACCGGAATTGAACACCGTACCTCTCCGTCATCGTGTTCATTACCTTTTGGAGCTTCACCGGGTCGAAAAGAAATCTCGGCCTGCCGTACCGGTCCAGGGGAGAGCGCCAGTTTTCCAGCGCTCCCCCGGGCGGCACCTCTTCGATCAGGATAATCAGCCGGATTCCCAGCTCCTGTGCCCTGATACATTCATCCCGGAAACGTTCGTGTTCCTGGAAACAGTTGGACGCGATCTCGGCCACAGAAGCCTTGGAATCGCAGGCAACATCACCCTTGATTCCTCCGTATTCCGGACCGGCAAGCATGTAGTCACCCACATTCAGCATCTGCCGTACAATCCGGATTCCCTGATTCCTGCAATAAGCCTCGATGTTCTTATGCTTGCCCTTCTGCTGCCTTGTGTCCTCCAGCAATGTCAGAACGGTTTGTCGTCCTCGTTCCAGGGCAGCTTCTCCGTCTCCACAACACTCATCCCGCTCCTCTGGTCCACCATCGGAGCAGTCGTAGGGTTTTCGTCCCGCTTCCTTGGTTCCATGGTTTTCACCAGACCCTTCCGGACATCGTCTGCGATCTCAAACCGCACCGGCTTTGTGAAGGCGTTCCCGTTGTACTCGTCTTCCTGTACGCTGATTCCGATTGTAAGGCCAGTCAGAGCCTTTTCATTGCCGTCCCAGACATATCCAGGGTTCGACTGCTGGAAGCGCCAAATCATGTCGTTAAACCGCCTTAAATCGCTTTCCGGATACATGGCCCGCTTGTTCTCCTTGTTCGGGATACGGAGCCTGACGATTCCCTTGTACTTGACTTCGTAGGCGCTTCCGCGCTCTTTGGCCGCCCTGTACTTTTTCATGTAGAAGCCTTCGTACGGCCCTTCCAGGATATCGATGACAACTTTCAACTGCTGATCCGGTTCATCACCTTCCACAATCGCGTCCAGCACCTTGGCCACATAGGGACCGGCAGGCAGCTGCCTGTTATTGTTCCCGCTTTCCTGAGCTTTCATTCCATCGTACCTGATCATTCTCGTTTCCTCTCTTTCAATCTGGTTTTGATTCTTCTTTCGATTCTTCTGCCCACTCCCAGGCATCCTGTTCCATCAGGCACCAGTTGCAGGCAAACACGTCACCATAGCTGTTTGCGTAAATTGTTGTGCATCTCTCACCGCAGCATGGGCAGTACACCGGTTCCGGTGAAGGATAACCATCACGTTCCGCTTCCTGGATCCACGGTGCATCAGGCAGTTCGTTCATGGATCGTTTCCTCCGTACCCTTCAAAGAATTCTTCTGGTTTGATACTTTCGTCATGCTCCCAATCACTGCACCAATCCCTATAATCACGGGAATCACGGTCAGGGTCTTTGTAGCTCTCATCATTGTTATTCCAGTATTTGGTGCAGTAATCGCCGTTGAAATTGAAACAATTCCAGCACCCGTTTTCCGGAGGTTCGGAGAAAGGGATCTCTCCTCGCAGATCCGCTTCCTCCTCTGCCTTGCAGGAATAAGTCGTGTATTTCAGATACGGATCTTCTTTCATGGCATCATCATTC